GTTCTTTGACGTAATTCTTCAGCGAGTTATACGCTTGGAAGAACTTGATGAGAGCATCACTGACCTGTTGGTAAATGAGGTTTTCATCAAATTCTGGCGGTGGCTCTTTCTTCTTTTTAACCTTCTTTGCAGGTTGAGCAACTTGTGGTTGCTCTTCCTCTTTCTTGCCAAAGACAGCGCTTAAGAACCCAAGAAGACCTTTGGCTTTCTTTTGTACTGCCTTAACGTCTTTGACAACTCCATCAACTTCATGGGCAATATCAGCAACAATTTGCCTCCCCTCCTTGTACATCTCGCAAGCATCTTTGCAGAGCTTGAAAGCGCCAGAAGCAAGGGCAACAAGTGTAAACGGATCAATTTGTTACTCCGCCGCAGGTTGTTGTGCTTGGGCTTCTTTCTGTACAGCCTCAATCAGTTGGAATACTTCTTGGAAGGGTTTAGTTCCCAAGTACGCCATGATGTTATTCACGAGTGTGGTTGATAAAGTTACTTTGTCCATGTTTAAGCTCCTTGTGTTACCCAGGGAAGTGGGGGCTGGGTCGTTGCGGGATTGATTTGTGATGCTAAATTTGCATTGATTGCAGTCTCTGTGGCTGTCTGATTGACACCTGATGCCCAAACCCAATTGTTGACTTCTGCTTGCGTTAAACTTGCAAAAGGTATGAAATTAGGGTCTCCAGCAGGAGGTTCTGTGAACGAGCAAGTTCCATAAATAGAATTGCTATATTCTTTCCCATTGGCTGTTTCAGTACCTGTACACCTCCAACCTGCTGTGACTACAACGGATGTAAATCCATTTATAGTCTGTGTTGAAGTGGATAACCAATCGGTAGTCCAAGTTATTGTTGCTGACATATTAAGCTCCTTTAAGTGTGGCTACTTCAGCCTTTAGTGATTGAATTTCTGCGGATTGGGCGGTTACTAGGGTGTTAAGTTCTTGGATAGCGGCAGTCAATGTTGCTACCAAAAATGATGTGTCAATACCTTGAGGTTTGATTGAGCCATCTTCATTAACTGCATCTTTTTCGCCTGTTACAGCATCTGGCACGACCTCTTGAAGTTCATGAGCAATAAAACCTTGTCCATCAGAACCATCAATTTTCCACTTATAAGTAACAGGTTTAAGTTTTGCTACTTTGTCTAAAGCCCCTGTCATTGGAGCAATATTTTCTTTTAGACGATAATCTGATGAAGTTACATAAGATGTTGCAGAACTTGTTGAGGTAATACTTCCAACTTGTGTGCCAACTCCAGTACCACCTGTTCTAAATGCCATCATATAGTATGTGCTACCTGATGGGTTTGTTGCTTGTATAGCTAAAGCATCATAAACATTTGAAACACTTTTTAAAAATCCTACATTTGTTGCGCTAGTTCCTAAAACAGAAAGAAGACCATTTCCTAATTGGCTTGTAGTTCCCAAATACAAGTTACCACTATTATCTAGTGTCATTGCTTGGGTGTAAGATTCAGAACCCAATGCCCCTGTATAAGTGTAAAAGATTAGACCAGCACCATTATTTGGGACAAGTGCCGCACCGCCAGTGCCAGCACCATAGTTCATTTGGATACCGCCATTGGCAGTGGAACTATTTACCAACAACTTTATTTGTGAACTTGCGGGTGCTACTGTTGAACCAACTAGCAACCTACCATTATTATCTAGTGTCATTGCTTGGGTAAGTGTTACAGTATTACCAGCAGTTCCAGATGGTGCGTTATACCAAGCATGAACGCCAGATGAAGCACCCATCGCATAAACAGTTGCTCCATTTGATGTTGAATATATAACATTACCAGATGTATTTACATAACAATTGTTGAAGAACTCAAGTCTTGCATCTGAATATCCTGCAACTGTTCCATATCCTAGTTGTAAAATTTTTCCACTCCAAGAACTGCTCCAAGCACTAGGAGTAACTCCTAATCCTAAGTTTGCGCCATCAAACTGTAACGCAGACCCAGTAGCCAAAGCACTTGTACTAGACGCATACACCACACCATTTGCTGTATACGGGGCTGTTATGTTTGCGGCAGTACTTTGCGTTGTTCCATCAGGAAACGTGACTGCGGGGGATGAACCGTTAAGAGTAAGTGACATATTAAGCTCCAGTAATGGATAAAATCTCAGCCGAAGTCAATCCAAGAGCAGTTAACTTGGATATTACAGATGCTTTAATTTCAGTAATAGTTTTTTCTTTTTCAGCTAACTCGTTTTCTAAAACAGGAATTTGAGCATTAACTAAATTTGGATCAATTTGAATTTGATTTCCATTAATATCATTAACAATTAAAGAATCTATGTCATTACCATATACAGTAACAGCATTTTTATGCGAGGCTCTTATAGCATTATGTAATAAGTTCATTATCTAATCTCCATCAAAGTGATTGTTGAAGCACACTCAAGTTGACCTGCTGGACTGCCAGATGTGTTATTCCCATCCCTGTTTACATACATATTCATAGCTGTTCCTGTTGTACCCATATAAAATTGAACTTTATATGTAGTTGAAGAGGTTGTAGATGGAGAATCAATATAGATTGCAGGTTGTGGCAATATCACATACTGCGCCGCCGATCCAAAAGCAGTGCCTTCAACTTGAGAATATCCTTGTGGGTAACTTGCACTATTTGCACTCAAATAAATGTTTGTGCTATTTCTAACCAAAACCAACTTTAAATTATTAGCCGCATTATCTGTTGCAACTTTTAAATCTACTATTACTAAAATTTTGCTTGATGTGAATTGAGGCGTAATACTTGCATTGAAGTTTGTAATGTCTGTTTGAGTAGTAGTTGCTGAACTCGAAAATGTGTTTGTCATTACAGTTTGAACAACTTGAATAATGCTTCCAGTAGGCATACTCACAGCAGTCAACTGATTTGCAAAAGTTGCAACTTGGCCTGAACTAATAGTCATGGCAGTTGTTCCTGCCGTTTGGAGTGCAAGGCTACCTGATGTGTCACTTGTGACCACCACGCCCGCTGTGGTTGATGCATTGATTGAAGCGGTCATTTTAATGTCTCCAAAAAGGCAGTAATTTGCTCTTGTGTCATGGCAGTTCCTGTTGCATCATTGCAAGGCACACCATTGGTTAGGTCTTTTTTGAACTGTTGGTAGTCTGTGTTATCAAGTTCATAAATAAAACTTGTAATTGATGCATCTTGATTGGTTTTTACTGCACCAATATTATTTCCGCTTAAATTGTCTTTTAATAATTTATACATTTACAACTCCGATGACAATAAAATATAAGATGAAGTATTGTTATTTGAAATTAAAGTACAACTTTGACCCACAGTCATTCCTGAAGCATACGCATTAAAATTAACAATATTTGATGTAGATGCTCCAGTTACTGTTGGAACAGAAGAACAACTATATGAAGTGCCATTTGCTTTAATTGCATAAGTTGATGCAGTTCCACTAGTTGTAAAAGATGGAGCAGTTCTCATTTGTATTGGAGTAAAAATAAGCATATCTGTTTGTGAAGTAGATTCTATTTCACCTATTGCATATCTAGTAAATGAATTACCAGTAGCAGAGTACATGATTGCATACCTTTGGCACAAAGCCAATTCAGTACCATAAGGCCGATAATCAAAACTTGTGGCTTGTGAACCTACTTCTAATTGAACACCTGTAACGTAAAAAGTTGCTCCATTTGTTCCAGTAAAGTTTGTTGCCCCTATAACTGTTAAATAACAAGCAGATGCCCAAGCGTTAGCTGTACCACTATATGTTGGCCCAACAGATAATCCTAAAACCAACGCCATTGAACCTGCATTAGATGCTCCAACCCAAGTTCCACTTGTATCACCTGCAATCGTAACAGTTACTTGTTGCCAAGTATTTGCAGATGCTATTGAATAACTGAATGGATAACTTCGATTTGCGGCATAATTTTGCAATGCCCCTCCAAATGTTCCTGTTAAACTGCAATTTACCCAAAAAGATATTGTTACAGTCTTTGCACTTGATGTACCAAATAACAAGTCGTAAGTGTTATAGCCTTCTAAACTTTGATATATTGCAAATTGTTGTGTGCCTGTTGGTGTAGCTGTTCCTGTAATGGCTATTTTTAATGAGTTAGCAAATCCAGTAGGTGCACTAGTATCTTGAGTTCCATTGTAAGTAGCTCCAGTATTATTACCAATTGTAAACCTATCAACAGGAAAACCACCACTTGTTGTGGCTGTAGTACCTCTTTGATTTATAGTCATTGCACCATTGATAATACGATTTTTAAAGCCAACAGTTGTTGAGTTGCTAATGTTTCCTGCTGCACCCAACGCACCACCATTATTGTACTGAATAGAACCTGTTGAACCAGCAACTGATGGAATGCTTGCAGTAGTAGCCAAAGTACCAGACGTACTGGGCATTGTGATGTTTACCGTGACCGCATCAGTGGGTATTAAAGTAGTTGAACCTGAAGTGGCCCCATTTAAAACAACTTGTCCCATGTTTTTTCCTTAAAGAACGACCCAGCGTGATCCGCTAGGAATTGTAATGACCACACCCGAGTTGATTGTGATCGGCCCTGTACTCTCTCCGCTTGTACCGCTTTGGAAAGTATAGCTCGAAGTGATGGTTTGGTTGTTGACATAAATACAGCCAGATGCGTTAGCTCCACCAATACCGCCCCAGATCGACCCGTTGTACCCCTCAAACTGATTGAGCGTGGTATTGAATCGGATCATGCCTGTAGCTGGACTACCGGGTTCCTGCGCTGTTGTTCCCGATGGAACCGTAATAGCACCTGTACCGCCAAATGTCACCGTACCTGTACCGTCCGTACTCAGCGTGGAAAACGTGGCAGAACTAACCGTGATGGTCGGTGTATACGTTACCGCAGAAACATAGTCCGTACCGTTGAACACGACCAGCGCATTCTTGCCCGATGGAACCGTTACCCCTGTCTGACCTGATGCCTTGACTGTAACCGTATAAGATGAACCATTGATTACATAATATGTCTTACTGGATGTGGGAGCGGTGATCGTGACGTTAGCCGTTAAGCTTGTAACGTCCAAAATAGCATACTGGGCCGTAGTTGTTGTGATCCCTGTGGATGAACTACTTCCTGCCGTATTCGCCAAAGTCAAAGCATTTGCCGTGAAATTAGCTTGTGTTAAGGCAAGACTACCCGCAATCGCAATATCCAAATACTGCGTTAATCCATTGTTTACGTCATTACCCCAAGTACCAGATTCAGTACCTGTCGTGATAATCGGTAAACTTAATAGTGACGTTGGTGTGATTGCCATGTTGTCCTCATTGCGTTGGTACTATAACCCAATTGGGGGAATCTGAATCATTGATTACCGACCAACCGGGTGTCTGCCCATCCCCTATATTTTGCCACGAAGGGTTCTGGCTGTCATTAATTAAAAACCATCCAATCACAGTATTTCCATCTGCCATTGTGACTGATTCTGTCAAGCTAACATTGGCTCCAAACTGGATGGCTTCTATGTCTTTCAAGGTAGTGGTTTCTACCAAACTAACGATAAATCCTTGATTTGCCGTTGGCGTATCTGCTACCCCAAAATTCTCAGTTACCGAGAACAAATAGATGGTACTGATACCCTCTACCTCAGCCACCCCAATGTTTTCTGTAATGGCAAAGTAATAGGTATCCGCCTCTGAATTGTTGTCCAGCATTGTCAAATATTCGGCAATGGTCTGGGCAAACTGGGCCAGAATAGTTGGGTTATCCGCTAAAGTAGTACCCTCGGTCAATGACTCCAAAAACGCAGATGTCTGTGTGCTTGAATCAGCTAATCCTGAATTCTCTGTACGGCTAACACTAAACTGCGCTGAGATGGAAAGCACATCAGCTATACCTGAATTCTCTGTATCAGATACCGCAAATTGTGCGTTAATCGTGTCTACATCGGCAACATTTATATTCTCAGTATCTGTGAAATAAAACGCTGATGTCTGAGTACTAGAGTCAGAATTACTCAATCCTTCAATAATGGTTTCGTAGAACACATCTTGTTCTGAATCCGTGTTGTTGGATGTAAGCGACTCAGTAATAGAGTAAAAAAACGCAAATGCCTGAGTACTAGAATCCGCTATCGCTATGTTTTCGGTTAACGATAAAACATAAGAATTATTGCCCGTTGATGCAAACGGTGACTGGGCAAAAGCGGATAAGCCAAACATCAGGCCACCACCCATCTAGATCCACTAGGAACCGTAATGCTTACGCCGCTTGATAGTGTAATTGGGCCAACTGAATGGGCTGCATACCCACTTGGAATTGAGTAAGACGTGCTGATGGTCTGGTTGTTCACAAACAATCCATTACCCACAATTGACTGCCCATTGGTTTTGAAGTTTGCAGACGTATCCAGCTGAGCACTTTGTGACCCATTGGTATAAAACGATAAGGGCAAATATGTACCTGTACCGTTGATGCCAGACACCAACTGAACATCAGTCGATCCATTTGTTGCAATCAGAATCTTACTGGCGTTTGTAGGATCGCTATTGTTCGTAGCTTGCCAAGATGCCGCAGTAGATGTTCCATTGGGCAGCGCATAAATACCCGTTGTACTGTTTGTTGTACTGGTCTGGAACGCAAATCTACTGTTGAACGTGGCGTTGGTGAAGTCCGCTTGGAATCTTTGTGCTGTGTATCCAGCAAATACAACATTGTTGCTTGGGTCTAAATTAACAGACTTTTCAGCAGGGTAAGTTATAAAGATATTAACCGTACCACTAAACGATGCCGCTGCCCCTGAGTTATTAGAAGACAGAATGGTTGTTCTAGATAAAGAAGGAGTTACAGAGCTATACGTTCCATAACCCACTTCCCAGTTGCCAGATACATCCGTTGCGGCGTAGTAAGTCGTATTACCGCTGGTCAAAGCGGTAAAGTTCTGAAACCCAGTTACAGGAGTCGTACCAAGAGTAAAGCTACCCGTTGTATACGAGGTGCTCTGTACCTGAACTCTATCGGCAACTTGCAGGGCCATTTAAAGCCCCAATCAAGATGTAGCAGTTGTGCTATATGTAACTGATACGGTATCGCCAGCAGTAGTGGTCTTGGCCGTACCAAAGTTACCCTCTGAGTACAAAACACCAGCAGTAGAACTTTGTGTGCTCACAGCACCTGTACCAGTCACCAAGAAACAACCGTAAATCGTACCGCCTGATCCTGTGATCGTGTAAGTAATCGCTGTTGCGGTACTTGATGTCACGTTCGAAGGAGTAGAACCTGTAGATGTAGATGAGGCAAAAACAGCCGTACCACGAACCGCAGAACCACCAACTGTATAAGCCGTGAACTCTTTACCGCCACCAACCAATGTGGTCATGGTGTCAGTAGCAGCAGGTGTCAAGCTGGCATTGGTCAAACCCAAATATGGGCCAACCACTGTATAAGAGCTTCCCTTGAGGAGCGTGTCAAGCATCAACTGCTTACCTACAGCTACCACCAAGTTAGGAAACTTCTCTTCCCATTTCAAATTTCCGTTTGCGTCATGGCAAACAACGTGATACCAACCTTCAATACCCATGCCTTCAGGCACTTTGGCATTGGCATTAAGTGTAGCTACTGCGTAGTCTCCACATCCTTGAGTTTCGTTTGTCATGTTTGCTCCTAGTTGGAATAACGGATTAATGCCGTTGTAGCCGAATTAGTCGGCATTACAATGGTGAAATTTGTCATTGTTTTATCTGAACCAAAATCAATGACTGCAATTGATTTATTGCCTTTGCTTACGTTGTATAACAATGCACAACGTGCGGTGATTTGAGAGTTAGGCCAAACCACATTGTTAAAATTGACGTAAGCTGTGTAATCCTGCGTGGCAATGGTCGCCCCCGTGACTTGTATTCCGCCTGCTGTATACCCTGTTCCTGAAATTTCATTCGTAGATGTGTAAACAGTGGTTGCTGCGTTTAAATTTGCATACCCGGTGTACAGCGCCATGTATAGCGTATCTGTCAACAGGTTATGCACAGCCTGATAGACTTCAGATTTAAACGATGTGGTCTGCGTTTGTACAATACTCATGATACTTGTACCTTAACCTGACCATCACGGTAAGCATCACCACGTTGTTTACCATCACCCAAGTTCTTAAGAAGAGTGATTGATTCAACATATCTACTCTTATACAAGGCAACCATGTCCTGTTCGCCTTTGATATATGTAATGGCCTCATACAAAGTGCCATTCAAAAGCGCAGAATCAAAGTTGTCGCCTAGCCAAGTCTCTCCACCTGCGTTGGTTATTGCATTGACTGTTGCATAAAATCCTGTGCCAGAACCTATTGCAGAACAAGTCAATTGGTCTCCAACAACAAAATAGCATCCTTTATCCACTAGAGATATTGAAGTTACCACCCCGCCTGAAACAACAATAGTGGCAGAAGCACTGTTCCCAGTACCGCCAGTAAGAGTAGCGTTGTAATAAGTACCATTTGTATATCCTGATCCACCATTCCCAATGCTGATTGAGCTGATTGCAGCTTGAATAATTGAGTCGGGATAGTAGAAATAATGCAATTCTGCGTTATATGCAGAGTCTGGCGTTGGCCCAACAATGAATGTCAACTCATTCATATTGGAAGAATTAGGGCCAAAAATAGCGTAATACTTGGGCTGGCCTGTCGAACTAGGATTTGGATAAGCTTCCCTTATATAGTTAACATCTTTGTTAATCAAATATTGAAAATTACCTGTCGTTCCCGTTGTTGGGTAAATAGCCAACGAGTAAGTAGAAAGAAAGTCAAACGGTGCAGCTAAGTATTGATTACCTGCTGTCAACGTTCCTGTGACGTTCTTTCTCAATTCCTGAATCTGAACGCTGTTGTATATGCGTTGTTCAGTCTGCTCAATCATGCGATTGAGATCAGCCGTAGGGAAATTGTTCTCTACGTAATCGTTTACTGCGGTGACTAATTCGCTGTAATACATTATGCCATCGGCCCTCTAGACATTCTGCCTTTGGTTTGTAGCTTTGTGCCACGAATAATGATGCCAGTTGTTTTGACTTCATCATTGTTGCCAATTGAAACGCCACCGTTTAAAGGTGTCCAATTTTTGCGTGTAGGCATATTGACGGGCAAACCAACATCTTCTTCAATGTCAAGCTTTGAACCCTTCATTGTGTGAGGCTCTGCGTAAACTTCTGCTGGGCCATTTTCTTTACCCATGCTTTTGTGCGAATATTTCATATTAGCCACCTTTGCCCATTTGGTTTTCAACCTTAGCCAAGTTGCGGCCAACAGCTTTCATCATTTCGCCTGTTTTGCCACCTTTAGCAAATCTTTTACCGCCGGGATGCATGCGTTGCTCATGACCCTTAACTTCTTTTTTCGCAATTTTATCTGCGATTTGTGTGACTTCTTTGCGATCCATTTTAATCTCCTAAGATGAAGTGATTGTTACAGTACCAACTGCAGCCTTGCCAACCAAATAATTGGGTGTCAATACTGAATCAAAATAACTTGCCCCGCCAACAGGGTTCCAACCCCATTGAATATCCCTTGATCCACCCGAAGGAGAACCTTGACCCTGAATCGTAAAATCATTTGGATTGGCTGTGTCAATTTGCAAACCAGTCAATCCAGATGTCGTGTACGTAATGTCTGGTCTTGGTTGCCTAACCGCCTGCGGATCATCGACTGGGTACATACCCAATTGAAGCTGCGGATGATCTGGATCCCAACATTCATCACAAACTTTCAGTTGGTATAGTTTAGTCTTAATAACCTCATATTTCAACTGTTTTAATTTGTACCTTTGACCACATCGATCACACTCAGCAATCGAATATTTGCCGGATGCGAAACGATTACCCATTACACTCCACCCCCTCCAATGAACATCTGACGGGGTACAAATCTAACTGCGGCTTTTTCTCTATCTTCACCGGCTGCGATGGTCATTTGTTCTTCATATTGAGCTTTGAGCATATCAATCCTAGCCTGTAATTCTGGGGTTTTGGTTGCGATGTAAAATGCTAAACCAGCCACCAAAGCAGGTAGGAACCTAAATGTCATGTCTGCCGTTTCTACGCCGAACCCAGCATCTTGGATGCGCCTCATTCTCCAGTAGGCAAAGGTGTAAGTTGTAGAACCATCAGGGGTAGGCCAAACTGTAATGGCTGGCAAACGCTGCAAGTAAACTTTAGTCGTAGATGCATGCGAAGCTGCAGTGGTATTGTTCTGTGCTCTAAAACAATTATTTAGTGTATTCCCTGATATGTAGTTGTAATAGATGGTTTCTGAATCTAACTGAATATATCCGTTTGAAGGCAAGTTAACAGTTGAACTCAATGTCAAAGTCGTATCTGTAGTACCTATTGCGCTTGCAAGGGTAATCTGCGTGTTTGTGTTGTCATAAACAGGAGATAATTCACCCGACCCACGCTGTACCCATACTTGAATGGGCCTAGCCTGAGTCAATTTATTTGGGATGGTTGCGTATGTGCTGATGCTGATCCTTGTGATAGTCAGGTCAGCTTGGTTATTCTGTTGGTTTGCGCTTGTGCGAATGACTTGATCCAGCAAGTCAATTGTGTCGGTAGGCAAAGGATATGTGTTTAAACCTTGAGTCAGGGTGATTGTTCCCTGATCAAACGTCCACATATCCAACCCACGATTCTGCCATTCAATAGTCAGAAGGTTCATTGACCTACGTGCTGTACGTAAGTCATAACCTGTCCTTAACTCACGACCGGCACGTTCCCATGCTTCCTCAGCTATCTCTGTGAAGTCAAGGTCAAATGAGGTTTTGCCGGAAGTGGTCATTTTTTGGACATTCTCATGTTGTCAATCAGATTGGGATATGGCCTACCGGCTTTTTTAGCTGCGGCTTTTGCTGCTGCTTTCTTCCCCGGGCTTAACTTCTTGTGTTTTTTAGCAGGGTTGGGAGTGTCCCAGACTTCTCCGCCTTCTGCATAAAGAGCTACATCGTTTGGATTGTCCTTGCGATGTATGATCTTTTTGCCCGGCATCTTAGACGGGCTGATATCTCCCATGCCTCTGCTTGCCATCATACCATTCTGCCTTTAGTAAAACCTTTTTTGGCTAGTCCATCAGCTCTAGTGGATGCTGAAATCCTGCCACCTTTGGCAAAAGCCTTAACTTTCCCGCCTTTAGCCATTTCTTTCCCAGTTCTTGGGTTTCTTTTGGCTGGGGCTTCAGGAGCTAAACCATGTTCTTTTCTGTATTTAGCTCTGACTTCTGGAGGATAAAGGGTGTACTGCGTTGATTTTGTAAAATCATCATCAGCAGGCAGACCTTTAGATTCTGTTATTGTTGGTGTAGCAGAACCTTTTCTTCCACGTGATGCGCCAGCTTCTGCATCAGCAGGATTTACAGTAGGTGTAACTTTTGTAGTAGGAGTAGTTCCGGCTAAATCAGTTGTATATGGCTTACCATTCCAAGTAAAAGTCTTATCACCAGCTAATCTAGCAGCAGCAAAAGCTTGTTTAAACGATGGATTCTTTTGAGTCATAACACTAGGACTTGTTGGAGTCCCTGTAGCGTTTTGATCTTGCCCCATCAATCGGGTTGTTTCAGCTTGCGATTGGTTTTGGTCTGCATTCATTGCTTGTGCCGCAGGTTGTGCGGCAGAAGTATTCATACCTTGACCTCTTTCCATATCCTCACTGTCTTGATTTGCGCCAATAACTTGGCTCATATCAGTACGATTGGGTGTGGCTTGATCAGGTTGCTGTTTGTTCCTAGTCATATAAGATGCTAGGCCCAACAATGCTGGGATTGCTAGATTAGCCATGATAACTCCTTACTTGGCGTATCCGCCACCGCACATAGCTTTTACATGATCATGATGCAGCTTATGGCCTGCAGCATGCTTTTTGTAGTGCTCTGAATGATGTTTATGGCCACCAGCAGAGTGCTCCATAACAGCTTCATTCATCATCTCATGCTTGGTGTCATGAGGTGCTTTACCATGAGGTGTGATTGGGGGAAATTCATGTTTCATTTTGTGCTCCTTATCTGCTTCTAGCAGCGCCACCACGTTTCATACCTGTTGTGCTACCTGCCATTTTGGGCATCATTGCACGGGTATGACCCTTTTGCTGGATAGTGTGCTCGCCATGAGGACGTTTTCCACCTGCAGGCACAGAACCCATCTTAGAAGCAGCTACGCTTCCACCTTTGGCATAGGCTTTACCGCCTTTTTTCATGCCTTTGGCTTCTTCACGCTCTTCTTTAGCAATTTTCTCAAGCTGTTTAGCTTGACGCATTTCCATTCCTTTTGACTCTTTCATAGATCCACCCTGTTTAAACGTTTTGCCTTTATCGGCTTTACTAAAATCCTGTCCCACGCTCTGTGGAACTCCTGCTTTCTTGGCGAACGTTGGGGAATGAGCGACCGCCTGCATAAAATTATGCTGCTTCTTCGATACACTCGGCATGACGTCTCCTAAGAAATTCTTTGCGCCAATTACAATTTTTGCAGAGTAATTGATAGCGTTGTTTATCTATACCTTTTGCCCTAAGAATTGAAACAACATTTTTTCTTTTTGCTTCTTTTCTTTCTTTCGCACCATCATTATGTATGTGATCTATGTCCAACACAATAGGATCATTTTCACCACAATGATTACATTCCCCACCCAACTCTTTGATTATTTCAAGCCTTTTTTCTTGCCTCCAATCGTTAGAGTATGCATCAAGTCTTTGTCGATGTTTTTCATAATACTCTTTTCGATATTTTGCTTTTTCTTCTTTTGTTAATTTTGGCTTACTTGAATAATAATTTTTAATAGCACAAATTCTACAGCGATAGTTCAAATGTCTTTCACGATTAACTTCATACTTATTAAAAGTTTTTTCTTTCTGACAATCTAAACAATTCACCGTTAAATCTGAGCTAGTTGA